CTGATCAGCTTTTTGGTAGCGGTCGTTCCCCGTGAGTTTGAGCTCCAGCTGAATCGCCCACACTTTTTTGCCTTCGATATAGCGGTCGATGAGTAGCAGCCTGGATTGATTGGAGCAAGCTTGTAACCCTCGTTTGATAGAATTCATTGCTCGCATGTATGGATTTCCCGCAATCAATTTGTCTTCAGTAAGGTTACCACTCGATCCATGTATTCCAGTCACGTCTTCTGAATGACCACCTAAGCTATACATTGCTTCATAGCGACGCTTAATCCGCCAGTAGTTGCGAGGGTGATCTGGATCATCTTTACAGAAAAAATCCCGTACTGCTTGGACACTCGCTTCACTATCATATGATTCTAAAAGATCCAAAATCATCCCTCCACTTATGACCATCCGCCCCCACGGCTTGAGAAGTCTAGCTTGGTTTCAACTCTGCGCTTTGCATTACTGATCTGTTTAAGCGCATTTCCATAGCGTTCTTTTTTGTTATCGGCTCCTAAGATCACAGATAGGTCACCATCGCGGATGATCCCAGCCGCTCTTAGCTCTCGTAGCTTCCATTCTTCATCGAGATACCGCTTAGCTTTCAGCAGATCTTCGGTCGGATCTTCTGTCTTTTTACCTGCTCGCATAAGATATTTTTGGATGTTCATCTCACAGAAAATGATCCCCAATTGTGCTGGATACTGGTCGCCTTCGAATTTTGCAAAGAGATCTTTTCCACGTCGATCTTGGTAGTATGATCCATCAATCGTCATAGTCTTCTCCTATCATTTTGCTCGTCCACTCTTCATGTTAGTTACCTTCTTCATCAATCGATCCTCCATCTTTGTATAGAATGTATTTGATCTGATAATCCTTTAGCCCCGTAATGACGCCCAATTCAGCCGTTGGGATCAAATACTCGCGGTTCAAAAACAACAGAAAGTTTTTTTGTCCTTCTTTTGGCAATGATTGGTACTTCTTGCGGAACTCGGCTCGAATGCTATTCCAACTCATCCCTTTATCTCTCATCATCTGTTTCCGCTTCTGCTCGTACGCACGTCGATTCTGTATGGCTCTGATACGGGCTTGTGATCGCCGGACGCGTTCGCTCCGTTCGATCGCCTTTTGAAGCACCAGGAACTCGAACTTGATGTTCGGCTTGCCGTTGTGCTCGATCCAATCCACGGTTGATGGTGGTAGCTCGTGTCCGTCCCGCTGATACTCGTCCCAATCAATCGCCGCTAGTAGGCTTCTTGTCACCAGGTTCATGGTTAATCACCTCTTATCTTCGTTTTTCGCCTCTTTTTTGCGCTTGAAAACGAGAAAATCGCTTTCAAAGTTCTTCCTCGTTAAGTGGACGCCCACAAAATGGATCATTGTTGTTAATCCCCTCCTATTAGGACTCATTAACTTCCACCTCGTAACCATCCAGCCACGCACGGGCGAAAGTATCGCTTGAGCTGATAATCCAGCTTTCCACATCGTCCGTTAGTTTTTTAAACCCTTGACTGTGAATGAATTTGAAGTTGTACATCATGTAGAGCTGAATATCGTATGACTTACCCCACTGGATATATTCACTCACCGCTTTCGGGATCACCGGCAGATCATCTGGCAATGCTTTGTCATAATTTGCCAACATATGTGATGCTGGAATATCAGGCACCTCATCCAGTCCGTTTTCGTTTATGACATTCACAGCACTTCGATATAGAGTTAATGTCTTTTCAAACACGTCCCGCTTCGTCTCATTGCTCATCGTTAGTCACCTAGCCTTCTGCCACACATCGGGCAATACTTAATTTTTCGTGATTCAATTGTCCGCTCTTCACAGACCAGTAGATTATCAGAAACATAAACAACTTGACCAGGTTGTTCCATACCAGCAACATAAAGATGACTGTTGTCCAACGTGTTGATTATGTCCTTTTGTTCGTGACAGTACGGGCAATTAGCCTGCTTTTCTTCTAATTCTGTCATTCTTCAACCTCAGTAACTTTGATGCCCGGAAAAGAAGCAAATGAGACTGCGAGAAGCGGTTTAAAGTAACCAACTACTTTATACAAGCCGTCTTCATCTTTATATTCAGATCCGATTGGATATTTTTGCTTAATTTCCGATAACCCCATCATCAATTCAACATTTTTCATTCGTCTACCTCATCAACTTTATTCACCTCGATAACAATACGAGGACGATCACTATATTTCTTTTCTGCTACTATTTGTACAATTCGATTATCGTCAATCCAAATAATGCCGTTTAGGGCGTCTTCTAATGCCTTGACATAGTTCGAAAGGTCTGGCTTTACCGTTGGCCTATGGGTGCCTGACAGCCTCCTAGCCCGCTCTCTTTGGCTAATGCTTGCCTGGACTGGTCGATAAAATTCCATGCACACCTCTAATGGGCCATCAAACGGCTCCAGCCCACGATCAAGCATCTGTTGCTTAGCTAGCATCCCTAACTGCCGTTTAAAGACCGTGACCTTCTCAGGGTCATATAGCCGGATCCCCTTGCCGAATCGTGTTGCTCGAGGACGTGCTTGCTCGACTGGCTCGATGTCAAACTCAAATCTCACCGTGTTCCTCCTATTGTGCTTTGTCGTCCATGATTGCTTGTTTCATCCATGCGTCATATTCTTCTTTAGCGTCGGCTTCTGATAATGGATCGAAGTCGTCGTACACCGGAAGTTGGTTCATTAGATCGCCTCCAGTTCACTTGCTGGTATTTTTTCAATCAAGACGTGGTTGTCTGCGTCCCACAGATCAACCGTCCCGTCTTGCCAGGTGGAATGGATCGCAAACTCAACCTTGCGCCACTTGACCCGGTCTCCCGGAAATAAATTAATCGTCATACTTGCTATCCCTCCATTGCTCGGACATCCGCCAGCCCATTGAAGGCGATCCGATGTGCTTTGTTCATGGTCACTAGGCGACTTACGATCTTGGGATCGTAAATCCTGTTCAATTCTTGATTCGTGTTATTAGTCGTAACAATGGTCATCTTGTCCGGCTTACCGAAGCGGGCGTTAGCGACCTCATACATGAGTTGTTGTAGGTTTGAATGAGCACCCTTATAGCCTCGCTCCATAATCCGGCTGACTAGGCCACCTTCAGTGCCAAAGTCATCTAAGATCAACACATTAACTTCTGTCATCGCCCGCTTAATGTTGGCTATCCGTGGTTTGACGTCATAGGCATCAAATTGCGCTTCCACCAGCGACTTAAGCTCGGTCGTGGACACGAACATCCATGACCACCCCTTGTCTTGCTTGAGCTTGTCTGCAATCGCTAACGCCAGGCTAGTCTTGCCTGTTCCTGGTGATCCTAACAGGGCCACGTTAAAGGCGCCGTTCTTGGTTGCCTCTATGGCAATCGTCCACGCCTGGTTGCCAATGGTGCGCGCCATTTCTTGGTCGGGTTGCTTATTCGGCTTCCAATCTTTAAAGGTGAAGCTGATCGGAATCCCTGCTGGCCATAATGACTTATCCAAGTACACCATCGCTTTTTGCTCCTCCATCTTTTTGGTCAGTCGCCGTGCTAGTTCTCGTTCTCGTTGATCTCGTTCTTCCGGCGTTGGAATGTGGACCGGCTTATCAGGCAGGTGTTGCCTAGCCAGTTCACGAAGTCCAGCCGGAATGCTCTCCAGTAGACTTTCGTTCATGTTTCTCTCCTATTCGTAGTAGCGATCGTAAGGGTTAGCTAGTTGTTGTGCCGGTGTTGAGTATTCATCATCAAACCGGCCATTAAACCAAGTCGATCCATTCATTGGCTTTTTCCATTGGTTAGCTGCTAGGTCTTGCTTGTAGGCTTTTAGCTTTCCCATTAGGTATTCATCAGTGTGTTCTTTTGATTCCTTTCGCCATTTCTTGTAGTGACGAAAGGCTTCTTTTTTTCCAGCTTTGTTTGGGTATTCTTTCCAAATCGCCTCGAAATTTTCGGACAAACGATCGTCGGGCTTGCCTGACACTTTTTCTGTATTATTCTCTGGAGTAGTCTCTGGTATTCTATTGGTATAGGTCGTATCATTTTGATCCAATGTAAACGGATCATTTTGATCCTTTGCATCGTTACAATTTGATCCGCTCGTGGTATCATTTTGATCCACTCGTTGGCTCACTCGTTCTAACTTTTGGTAGTCGATCCGGTACCACTTGGTTCGGTCGAAACTTGCTCTGTTGTAGTTTGCGACGATCAACAATCCGCTTTTTTCAAGACTTCTGAAAACTCTTTTTACCGTTGCAATCGACCAAAACGGAAACTGCTTTTGCCAACTCTCCATCGTGTTATAAATCCACTTATCGCCGTCCCTAACTTTTGATGACTTTTGCAGCCAATAATGAATTTGTTGAAGTACAATTGCCTCGTTAAGGCCGATTGCCTTAGCTAGACTTGGAAGGACTTGTAGAGGTGGCTCTTGAATTAATAGTCCCATTTTTTTAATTCCTTTCTTTGTAGATTCCTTGTAATCCGATCCTCTTGAGTGTGTCAGCGTCAACCTTGATCCCCATCCCTGTAAGCTTGTACTTACTGCAGAAGGCTTGATATCCGATCTGATGGAATTCTTGGTGGTGTTCACGGCACAAAGCCGATAGCCTTGCCTGAGTATGATCGAGGTGGTTTCGGTTGCGCCCCATCCCGACCTCATCAACATGGTTAATGTCGGCGTGACGGCCACAAATCAAGCATTTACGGTGTTTAATGCACTGATATTGAAAGTTGCTTTCATCTCTAGGTAAAAGCATGTATCCGCTCCGGATTGGGACGTCGTACTCGAAGATGAATTTAACTACATCATCGAGTAAGTAGCGTGCTTCCGTTACTGAGTTGCTTGTATCATTGGCTAGGCTAATTTCATCGCCTTGAGTGCGGATCGTATACCTGGCGTAAAAGTATTCTTTCAGCCAGTCGACCGGTTCACCTGACCATCGCCAGATATCTTGCAGTAAGGCAAAGAATAGTGCCCGCTGTTTAGGTCGTGCTCGTCTTGGGTCGGAAAATTGCAACTCTACCTCAGCTACCTCGCTACCATTCCAGGTTCCAAGACGTTCAAATGTAGCTTCGGTGGGGTGCTCGTCAGGCTTTACGATCCAGTAACCGTCACGCCATACCGCTTTCCCAGTAGCCATTAGAAGGGTAAGTCGTTAGGGTTGACCGACTGTGGCCCTCCAGGCGTTCCTAAGCCCTGTGAGCCATTTTGGGGTTGATTAGGGTAATTACCCATGTTGTTGCCTTGCGGGGCATTTTGCGGCGCTGGAGCCTGTCCAGCCTGTTGGTTAAAACCATTACCAGCTTGTTGGTTGTACTGCGGCACTTGATTTAC